AAAATTTAAAATTCTTTCTTTTTAAAAAAAATGGAATCCCAAAGTGTCCGTGACTAGATTATTTCTAAAATTTTGAAATTTATTGTTAAAAAGTAATTTTCGATTTGAAGTGAAGACGGGGAGGCGCCTCAATATTGATTTAGCCAGAGCACATCATGCACGCCTCTGGGTTTTCACGGGAGCACGCGAGCGCCGCGGCCGAGAGGGTCGCCGGGTCGATGGTGAATTTGATAGCCTGTGCCTTGGCTCGCGTCCTCAGGTAGTACATACCCGTCTTGAGGCCCTTCTTCCAGCCATACATGTGCATGCTCGACAACTTGGCCATCGATGGATTTTCCATAAAAATATTCATAGATTGTGACTGGTCAATAAATGCCCCGCGGTCGGCCGCCATGTCGATGATGCTTTTCTGCGGAATTTCCCACGCGGTCCGGTAGACCGCCTTGAGGTTGGCGGGCAGCCCCTCGATGTGTTGCACGGACCCGTTTGCCGCGATGATCCCATCCTTCAGCTGCTTGGACCACATGCCCAGCTTCTGCAGATCGCGGATCAGGTGCTTGTTCACCATCACAAATTCTCCCGCGAGCGTGCGACGCAGGTACATATTGGTCGTGTAGGGCTCGAACGCCTCATTATTCCCGAGGATTTGCGCGGTGCTCGCGGTTGGCATGGGCGCCACGAGCAGCGAGTTGCGTAGGCCGTGCGTCTTGATGGATTCACGAATCTCCTCGAATCCCTCCGCCTTCTTACCCCACATATCAAACTGCAGGATACCCTCGGACGCCGGGGACCCGCCGAAGGTCTCGTACGGGCCGTCGCGCTTGGCTAGATCGCACGACGCGTGTAAAGCACCGCAGTAAATAACCTCAAAGATTGTCTCGTTGAGCACGCGTGCATTGGGTGAGTCGAACGCGAGACCCAGCATCATGAAGACGTCCGCCAGCCCTTGCACGCCGATGGCGATCGGGCGGTGGCGCATGTTACTCTTGCGGGCTGCTTCGGTGGGGTAGTAATTATTATCAATGACGCGATTGAGGTTGCGCGTCACCACTTGTGCCACGGCGTGCAGGGTTGAAAAATCAAAGTCGCCATCCTTTACAAACGCCGGGAGACTGATACTCGCGAGATTGCACACGGCCGTCTCGTCCGGGGTCGAGACCTCCATGATCTCGGTACACAAGTTGGACGACTTGATTGTCCCGATGTTACTCTGATTGCTCTTCTTGTTGCACGAATCCTTGTAGCACATGTAAGGAGTGCCGGTTTCGATCTGCGACCGCAGGATGGAGTCCCACACGACGCGCGCCTTGAGCACGCGTTTGAACCGCCCCTGCGCGACGTACATCCGGTACAGCTCATCAAAGGCGTCTCCGTAAACATCTGGGAGCCCGGGGCACTCGTTGGGGCACATGAGATGCCAGTCCTGATCGGCCTCCACCTTCTGCATGAACAGGTCAGGGATCCAGAGGGCCGTGAAGAGGTCGCGGCACCGCGCCTCCTCGTCGCCCTGATTCAGCCGTAGATCCAGGAAATCCATGACGTCGGCGTGCCACGGCTCGAGGTAAAACGCGAAGGATCCCTTGCGTTTGCCGCCACCCTGGTTAATATAGCGGGCTGTGTTGTTGAAGACGCGAAGCATTGGGATGATACCGTCCGACTTGCCCTTGGTTCCCTTGATCTCCGACCCGTTGGAGCGAATGTTTGAACAGTGAACCCCGATGCCGCCCGACCACTTGGAGATGTGCGCGCACTCCTTGAGCGTCTCGAAGATCCCCTCGACGCTGTCTTCCTTCATCGCCACAAGAAAACAGCTGGACATCTGGGGGCAGGGTGTGCCGGCGTTGAACAGCGTGGGCGTGGCGTGCGTGAAGAATTTCTGGCTCGTGAGGCGGTAGGTTTCCTTGACGCTCTGGTAATCATCGCCGTGGATTCCTAGGGCGACGCGCATAAGCATATACTGCGGCGTCTCTCCAGGAAACAGGTACCCCTTCTGCAGGGTCTTGATTCCAAAGTAGCCAAATGTATAGTCGCGTGAATGATCAATTTCGGCGTCCAGGTCCAGCGCCAAGCACTTCATGAAGTGATCGCTGACGTGGCCACTGGCGTGTAGCGCAAGGGCGCATGTTGAAAAACACTTGTGACTCGTCTTTTGCATGTCGCTGACGGTGATGCGCGTCGCGAGAGTTTCGTAATCGGGATTTTCCGTCATGAGGTCGATCGCCACGTCGGCACTCAGCGCATCAATTTCACTGGTATTTATGCCGTCGTACATATTCGAAAAGACCTTCTGGGCCACGCGGTCGGGCTGAACGTCGAGCTTCGCGCCGTGTGCCCCGGCCTCGCACAGCTTGCGGATGCGGGCCGTCACTTTGTCAAAAAGCATGGGGACCTCGTCGCCGTTTCTCTTGATGACCTTCATTGAAGTTTACACGTGTTATTTTTTTATCCCTCACTAGTAGACATGTCAACCAGGCTGCAGCCCAGCCCGCTGACGGACGCATTCTTTTCCGAGTTTAACCGGGGTCTTCTGCAGCGCGCCATGCAGAGTGAGATCAAGGCGCGCACTGGGTACGCGATCGACGCGCAGAATGACTCCGATCTCCAGGCCCTCATGCGCCGCGTGTACGTGAATATGGCGGTGGACCCCTTCACGGACGTTCGTGGGCAGATTGACCGGATGAACGCCGCCGTGGTCCGCGAGGCGATCGGCACGATTACCACGGGTGTTCTGCAGCACATGGTCTACCTGCGCGATATTGCGAGCAACCCGGTGCCCCTGGCGCCTCCCCGCAACACGAGCACTTATGGCACAAAACTTCCTTACAACTTTAAGATTGGGGGTTAGTAAATGAGACCACTCGATGACATCCTTATCGGTTTTTTCATATTCTTCGCGATCGATCGGTTCGTGCGTTTGTTCAGCAATACAGTGGTTGCTGGCAATCTACGGGAACGTGGGTATGACGCAAATTCTATCGAAAATTGGAAGACGGGTATTGAGGCGGTGATTCTCGGCTCTGGTGTTGCGCTGGTATGGAGGTACCGACACGCGCTGAACCGCTTAAACAGGATGTGATCTGTAATTACAAGATGAACCAGTTTCGCGACGAGACGATGCAGATTTGCCGTCACAAGGGGTGGGACAAGGCGCCGGTGAGCACGGTGTGGCTGCTGTTCACGGAGGAGGTGGGCGAGCTGGCCTCGGCGATTCGTCAGTATCACCGCGCGTACCGCAAGACTGGGCTCAAGAAGGATCGGGGGACGGACGTGGTGACGGAGATGGGTGACGTGTTTAGTTATTTATTTCAACTCGCGTCAATGATGAATGTGGACCTTGATCAGATGTGGACCGTGCACCGCGAGAAGGTCCAGCACAAGGTGTACAAGGAGAAAAATGTAGGCGTATGTTAATGGCAACGGCTTGGATGATCAACGATGATCTGGCCATCAACAAGTTTAACCCTTACACGTGGTCCGGGACGTACGGCGTGCCGACGGACGGGTCCAAGTGGAAGAGCGACGGCACGTACACCGTGGAGATTGACGAGCGCCCTACCGTATACACCGACGCGAACGACGCTCTGAAAGACTTTAACCCTCTCCACGTGATGCGCTCCGGTCCCATGTATCTTAAAGAGATGCCCGGGAAGGCGGCTGCGCCTTTCAACGGCTTTCCTGCACGCAAGTACGAATTTGATAACGGCGTTACGACGTGGAATCGCCCGGACCTGTCCCGTGGCCAGGGGAGCGATTACGCGTTTCAAGCGCCGCGTGCCAATACATGGGATCTCTGGGTTGTTATTGCATTTCTGCTTGTTGCAGCCCTGATTTACACGCAAATTCGGCGTTAGATGGCGGCGACGCGCGGCGCCACCACCTTGACTAATTTTTTTGCCAAATTTTCTTTTTCAGTTTCCGACCGTTTATGCAGCCCGGGACAGTAGTGCGTCTCGAGCTGAATACACCCCGCACAAAAATTCCCCGCGCATTCCCGGCACGTCAAGAACTTGGGCTTGTGCGGGCACTTCCATCCGGCGGGGCTCGGCGCTGATTTCATCTAGTATGACTTCACATTTTGGAACGAACGGCGCATCGTGCTCAACTTCACACAACCCGTTTTCTCTGGCGCGAATCACGCCGTCCCAGAACCGCTGCATGGTGGGCAGAAACCCCGCAAACCATTCCCGGTCGCGGGTCACGCGCGTCACCATGAAAATTTCCGGCACCGGCACGGCCACCTGGTCGGGGGGTGCGCCGTTCTCCGTGAAGGGCCCGAACGGCACGACGTACTTGACCGTGGCGGGGCGGTACTGGACAAAGTCACAATTCTCAAAATCAATAATTTCTAGAAGAAGTTGAATCTGGGGGATGTAGTGCTTCGGCACCTTGTCCTCAATTTTGCGCGTCAATGGGCACTTTATCTCGAGGAGAATCCCATCCTCTGTGATTCCGTCGGCCGAGCCACCCAGGAAGCTATATATAGGGTGCTGGACGAGCCCAATCTCATGCGATTTCTTGCCGTAGCGTTCGTCATATAGATCGCGCGCTACGGGCTCCAAGAGCGTCCCGTGCGCCGTGGCGGCGTTGCCAGCCCACGCCGTTTTCAGAACCTTCTTGCGCAAGAGATCATCCGGGCGCTCGTACCGGTTGTGCCCAATGGCGCTCGCCACGTCGCTGGCGGTGAGCATAGTCTCACGGAGTGCCAGCCACTCCTGACTGCGCTGATCCGCATACGTGCGCCCCAGCAATTCGGCAACCTTGGCCTCCATTCTTTTTGAAACGCTGGTCGGTCTTAAGTAGTAGTTGTGCTGCGTTTTGCTCCGCCTGCTTTTTGGTACTGGCGAACCCACAACCTAATTCCTGCGCGTCTACAATCACCGTCACCATGAAAGTGCCGTTGTTGTGAGCATCCACGCGATATTCGGGCAGTGCGAGTTTTTCCGCCTGGCACCACCGCATGAGCTGGTCCTTGTAGTTGTCATCCACGAGATTTGTCTCAACCTTTTCGAACGAATCTAGGATGAAGCGTTTGGCGTGCACCATGCCTAGGTCGAGATACACGGCACCGATGAAAGCTTCCAAAACATCCTCGAGAATTTTGGGGTTGGTATTCCACCCGTTGCGCATGCCCTTCTCGTCCATGATGATCCATTTATCAAAATTTAGTTTCTGAGCTATTGTGGCGAGCGTCGTGCCGCGAACCATCTTCGTGCGCGCCTTTGTCAGAAACCCCTCTTGTTCCCTTTCGTGCTTGTCGAAAAGAAATTTAGTAACAACAAACCCCAGTACGGAGTCACCCATAAATTCGAGCGTCTCGTACGAGGACGTGAGTCCCTCGAAGCGCTTCAGGGCGGATTTATGGGTGAATGCACGAATATATAAATTTATGTCTTTGATCTTGGTTCCCAGAAGCGCGTCCAAGACGCTTCTGGGAGGACCCGGGACCACCTCCATGTTCTATTTTATTACAATATGTTTAAGTCGGCCTACTTCTTCGCCACCTTGGGGCGCGCGGCGGCGGGCTTCTTCTCCTCGACCGGCTTCTTCTCGACCACCGGCTTCTCCGGCTTGATGTAGTGCTGGTTCAGGTACTTCTGGATGTTCAGGAACGTCACCTGGACGCCCTCCGGCACGACCAGCAGAGCCTTCAGGGTGTCGTCCAGGGTGATGTTCTGACCCTGCTTCAGCGCCTTCTCCGTCACGTACGCGTTCACCGCCTTGGTGACGGCCGAGCGGGAGATGAGCTCGCCCGCCGGCAGCTGCAGGAAGGTGTGCAGCGCCTCGGTCACCTGCTGCGGCTTGTTGAAGCCATTGTTCTGGGCGCGGGCCGCCTTCTTCTCGCCGGTCGGGTCCTCGATGTCACCCAGGACCTTGCGGACCATCTTGCGCAGGGACTTCAGATCCTTCTGCAGAGCCTGAACATCGGCAGAAATAGTCTCGAGAGTTGCAGACATCTTATACTATTTGTGGGCCCTACCTCTTTAAACCAGAAGAACAGCCATGAAAACCATAAGAGCCACGAAAAGTAACATGAAGAAGAACCGTCTACTATATACAGGACCGCCTGATACCGGCACTGGTTCGAATGGTGATATCCAGTATGGCACCGTGGCGAAATCACTCGTTTTGAGATTTCCACCGAATCCAGGCGGCAGGTCGACGCCACGCGTCTGTTTGTATTCGCCTATCATTGACGGGGGCGGCTTTTCACACGTCGGGCTGCAGCACCCGGGTTTGCACGGGTGGATCACGCCGTCCTGCCGGTCTATCCACCCGCAGAACGTCCCTGACGCGCTCGGCAGGCACATGCACCTTGTGTCGCACATTCATATTTAACGAGAAATTAGTCAGTGCGCTCAAGCACTCATTGTTTTAAAATTTTATTGTATTAAATGGAGTTCGGAGCGCCCGTGAAGCTTCCCGACGGCCGTCGCTTTCTCAAGATCCAGGGGTGTGTGGTCCAGCTGAATAACGTGAAGGTCCAGGAGGGTCTGACTGTCGCCAACCCGAACGTGGATGTACCCGAGTCCCTCCACGGAAAAATATCGGCCGTAGATGAGGAGATTGTTTCCCGCGCCAAGGCGGACAAGCAGGTGTGGTTCGGAGCCGATCTCAAGGACGAGACGATCCAGGGCGCCTTCCAGTCGAGCCTGACGGACGGTACGCTCAGCGTCAGCCTGGCGAAGCTCAAGGGTGAGATTATCACCAAGGCGTTCGACAGCCAGAAGAACCCGCTCGAGCTTGAAGCAGTGGGCGAGGGCGCGCAGTGCGATCTTCTTGTTGAACTGGCTGGACTTTGGTTCCTGAAAAAGTCGTTCGGTGCGGTGTGGCGGGTGATTCAGGCCCGCGTCCGGGGTCCTCCCAAACCCCCCACCTTCCCCACCCAGTACATGTTTGAGGACGACGTCGAGGAGGAGGTGGCGGCAGACGATCCGTCCGACTACATCGACTGAAAAAATTATCGGGACCTATTAATAAATGCTGAACCGCAAGACTGTCGTGGCAATCATCCTTCTGGCCATCCTCGCGTTTGTGCTGTTCGCGCCCCGGTCGAGCTTTTTCGCACAGGCATCGAGTGTCCAGGGCGACTACCTGGCACGCCCCGGCATGACCCTCAACGCCGCCCCAGTGCCGGCCGGCTCGGGTGGCTCCTATGACGTGTCCGCCGCAGGTCTGATCCCCCGCGAGGTGGCGGTGACGGAGGATTTCGGCAAGTTCGCCCCCGATCAGATTCTTCAGGGTCAGAACTACCTTGATCCCCGCAGCCAGATTGGCTACCCGGAGACGATCGGCGGCGTTCTGCGCAACGCGAACCAGCAGATCCGCAGCGAGCCGGTCAATCCCCGCGCCCCCGTGTCCATCTTCAACCTCAGCACGATCCCGCCTGACACCATGCGCCCGCGCTTCGAGATTTCGCCCGAGTATATGTGAGCTGCGTTCACCGATTATAAATAAGATGTTAAAAATAGTTAATGGACTTTGCCAACGTGATGAACGAATGGATCTCGCTCAAGACGCAGCTGTCAGCAGCACGCAAGGATCTCGCAGTTTTGAACAAGCGCGAGAAGGAACTTAAACAGTTCGTGACGACCCACATGGCGCAGAACGAGATTGACACCGTGAAGGTCAAGGACAAGATCAAGGTCAACCTCAAGACCAAGAAGACCAAGGGTGGCATCACCAAGGATGTCATCCGCGTGGGTCTTATGAATTATTTTGAACAGGATGCAGGCCGGGCCGACGGCGCGATGCAGGCCATCATCGCCGCCGCCCCCATCAAGGAGGTGGCGTCAGTGACCGTGAGCGGCCTCAAGGGTTAAAGATTTTACCCACTAAACAACCAAGAAAACAAATGGGTCTCGGTGACGAGTACTCGCGCGACGCTCTGTTCAGGCGATCGGGTCAGGATGATTATGATTCCGACCCCGATCGTGAAGAGAGCCCGGAACCCCTGCACCCCGAAGATTGGGAGACGATGTACTGCGATGAGATTTATGCAGATGTTTGCACCATCCAAACATTTACATATGATAATCACGCCCTCGTGCTGAAGCGCTATGGCGTTGCTGAATTTTGCGATCTTCTCCACAATCAAGAAAAGTGGTGGAAGGACATTGATCTCAAACTACCGTTTCTAGGTCTTTGGAAGAAACTCAATCTCCGCGAAGAGATTGAACCACAGGCTTTTCAAAATTGGCTTGAACATTATATTCAACTCTATTAATAAATGCTTGATCTCGCCGCCCCCAAGGTGGCTGTACCGGCGACCGTATTCATGGCGGTCATGGCACTCGGGCAGACGCGTGAATACGCGGCATTACTCACACCTCTCATTTCGTGGATAATCATAAAATTTGTTCTCAAACTCACCCTTACCCGTGCAGACGTCATCGTCACGGGCGTGCTCAGCGGCATCTTAAGCGTCGCGCCCATCCCAGTTGATCACAGTATCGAAATTGTTCTCAAGGGTACTATATTTCTCTTTATCTTCTCGTATTTAAGAATAGCCTTTCCGAATTACTATTAGGCATGAGTGCCACGAAGTGGCTCGTCATCGGGCCGGGAGCCATGGCTTTTTACGCGTTTCTCGGGCAGATGTCGATGATGGATCTCAGCCAGGTGCGAGCCGTGAGCGGGTCGAGTGCGGGCGCGTTACTCGCACTTTTATGGATAATCTACGATGGAAATATCCCAGAGATGCTCGACTTTGCCCTCAAGGTGCGTGTCGCCCAGCTCATGAAACCAAATATTAAAAATTTTCTAAATAATTTCGGAATGGTCCCGATGAACAAGATGCGCCGAGCCATATCAGATGCAATTTTTAGAAAATTTAAAACAAAAGAAATAACTTTCGGTGAGTTGTGGAACCGCAGACCCATAGGTCTACACGTGTCGGCTTTTTGCACGGAGCGCGGGCAGACGGTCTACTTTTCCCGCGAGACGCACCCCGGTGCCAGCGTCGTGGATGCCGTCTGCGCGTCGATCGCCGTCCCGTTCCTCTTCTCGGCCGTCAAGATTGACGACTGGCGATACGTCGACGGCGGTTTTCAGGAAAATATCCCAGGACTCCCGTTCTTGACCAAACCTCGCCACGAAGTAACGGCAATCCGCATCGCGCCACCCCCGCCAGGCGCGCCATCTCTTTCACTCTCGTCATATGTTGGTAATATATTTGCAGGAATTCTACGTCTACGGCACACCTACGAATATCAGAGTTTTGTCATTGAAAGTGATGATATAGATATTTTCGACTTTTCGGCAGATGGTCTACAAATATTCACCCTTGGACAAAAATCTCGCAACTTAGTAAATGAAGCACATTATCAGATCCGGGTATGTGATGAGCCGCGGCGCGAAGAAGATCACGGTCAAGGCGACGGCGGGTCGCAAGTCTTACACCTACATGCGCAAGCCGGGGTTCACGCGCGTGAAACCGGTGCCCGCCTACGACGTGGGGGCGATCGGCAAGGGCCCCAAGCTGATCGGCAAGTTGAAGAAGGGTATGCTAACGTCCTACGGATATCACCCAGTCGAGGCCAAGACGAATCGCCACAAGTCTCTGAGCAAGGCGATTAGCAAGGGCAAAGAGGTGCCTCTGACCGTCTTCCGCCGCCTCCAAGCCATCGGGACCCTGACGAAACGCACCCTGCCCCGCGCGTCGCGCATCTACCGCGCCGACGCCAAGTGGATCCGCGCCAAGTACGCGTCCAAGTTCAAGACGTCCCTGACAAAGTAAAAATATTTACAAATATAAATGGCTATGATTCCTGGTGGGCAGGCGGGTGGCGCGATTATCCTCGGCCAGGCGGCCCGTGGTTTTGGTGGTGCGGTATTTCAGGGACTTCGTGATGTCGTGCACGGCGCGGCGGCAGCCCCCGTGACGATCCAGATGCCGGCCGGTGGCATGAATACCGCTTCGGCTGCGGCTATAACGGCAATTGCCGCGCAGATATCGACAGAACTCGCCGGGTTCATCCAGCAAATAACCCCATATGTCAAGGGGTCGTTCTGGGCATTTGTGGTTATTCTCGTGCTCGTCATCACCGAGAAGATTTACGCCGGCCCGATCGGCGTGGTTCTCGGCTCCGCGTGCCGCGGTCTTCTCGTCCTCCTGCGCGCCGGGGCCCCCTATGGCCAGGCGGGCGCGATCAAGTTTTTCAATGCCCTCCTTAAAGTATTCCGGGCGCTGTATGCTCTGCCATCCGCCGCCCGCAGTGCGATCCTGGAGCGCGTGGTGGCGATCCAGAACTACGCCGAGCGCAAGATTCGCACGGTTCGCGATGGTCTCATCGTGGTTCGCGGGTACGTAAAACGCGCGAAAAACGCCGTAGTTGGCACGATGCGTCGGTCCCTCGCCCGCGTGAAGGCGGCCGGAGCTCGCGTTGGCGCGGCGGCGCGCTCGGCGCACACAGCCATGCGGGGATTCCGCACACGGCGCGCGGCGGGCCGGGCCGCCAAGAACAACGCGTCTCGCATGGCGATGCAACAAAAAGTCCGCCTGAATCTCGCCGCCATCAACCAACGCGTGGTTGCGAACGAAGAGCGCCGCATCCGCAACCTCATCAACAAGGTGAAGCGCACCGCGGCGCCCCTTTCCTCCCGGGAGAAGCGCGAGTACATTGCCCTCGCGCATCGGGCCGAAAAGAAGGCGCTGGCCAACGCGGCGGGCGCGAAACGCAACATAACCGCCGCCAATAGACAGGCGGGCATTGCACTCATGAACCTGAGCGGCCGCAAGAGTCACTAGACGGTTTTTATAAATTGCCAGCGCAGCTCTTGACATATGCCCTTCCAAATTTCATCTTGTTTGTAAAGTTTTTCTTTTGATTTCAGGAGAGGGAAGCACGGGAGGAAATCATCCTCTCCGAGCAATTCACAAAATTTATAAAGTGTATAAGAATAACTCAAAAAGTTTTTACGGTCTTTGGGCCGATGTTTCTCAAAGGGTTTCTGGATCTGGTGGAACATGAGTCTGAGCTTGTCCTCAAGCGTCTGACTCATTGTAGGGGGCTGAATCCCGTTGAGAATCGTCGTGATGTAGGGCACGTGCTCGTAATATTTTGACTTGTCCAGTTTCTTGAGCAACCCCTTTACTTTTTCGTGAGTAATTTCAGAAAGTTCTTTTATTTTTTGTTTTTTAAATTCAGATCTGAGTTGCTCGATGACCTCGGGGGGGACGCTGGTCGACTCCTTGGCCTGGAACTGCGAGACCCACTCGTTGAAATGGTTCTCGCGCTTGTATGAATATACGATATTCTTCTCCATCTCCTGCTCCTCTTTGAAGCCCACCTCCTCGCCCTGCACGTACTCTACATACCCGCACTCCATGCACGAATCCTCGCTTTGAGCTTCATCAAAATTAAAAGAAAAACTCGCCCCGCAGTTGGGGCAGGGCTTGCGGTACTTGTCGGTGGTCTTGGCCTGGCCGTGAACCTCCTCCACGTCGGCCAGATACGCATTGTATATATCCTGCCTCTGAACACCTTTTCTTGAAGATATTTTGATATTTGCCACAGTCTTGGTGCTCGACGCGGCGGTCGACTCTTGGTGATACTCACGGATAAAGGGGGCCGTGCGCGCCATGTACTCGTACATGTCCAGCTCGATGGCGCTCGCACGGGAGGGGCTCGCAGCAATCAACTCTTGGAATTCACGCACCTTTTCATTGAACCGCGCCTCCATTATAGAAATATTATGCGAAACTTTTATATGGACCTCGTGTACTTCTTCTATCCGAAAAATTTTAAAATTAAAAATATTTTTAAAATTGAAGATCGAGTATTGACAGAGGTGGATCACGTGACGGATGGGACGCGCCGGGTCACGAGGTACCTATTGGGGGGGAAGGTTCACACGCACCTCGGGACGTCGTGGCCGCCGCGGGGGCACACGATGCGCATGCCAATCACGAGGGCCTGGGTCGAGCCGAGCGGCCGTGACGTCACGGCTGACATGAAAAGACTCGATGGCCCCTCGTGGTTGGTGGGATCGGCATGGACCCCCATGTGGCCGGTCATCACGGTGGCATGGGGATTCAACTCTACTGGATTTAGTTTTAAAATTAAAATTTTTAAAAAATTCTTTTTGAAAGAAGAAGGAGTGGTCAGAGTGGCGTTCAGTCCACCCGTGGCGCCAGGTAGAACTTGACGTCACCGAGGTTGGCGATACCATACCTAAATACGATAGGCATTTGATCGTCACTCGAGTCCTGCATGAGCTGAACGCTCGAGCACAAACCCGTCGCCTTCGTGAAGAGATTTATGTACTTGAGATTATACGTCGCACTCGTCCGCGTCGCCACGTCGTCCGAAAACTCGAGAACCGTCTCTTGATCCGCAAAGTCCCCGCGACACGAAAGCTCCAGTTTCGTGCCGAGGCGCGTGATAGTCATGTCATTGGCCAGATTACCCATGTCCCGCGCGATGCGTTGGAAGTCGATACTCGGCATGGTCGTGATGACGTCCATGCAAATGTCGGGCACGTCAAGGATGTCCTCGTTAATATCCAGCAGTTTCAGCTTGAAACTCGTCTTTGATTTCTTGGCGGCGTTCTCAATCACGCACTCGAGCGAGTCGGTGTCCTTGATCCGCATGGTGAGGGTGTCCGACGGGCCGACCGACTTGAGCAACTTGTACGTATTGGCCATGTTGAGGCCAGCTGCAATATCCGCCGGGCACGTATACTCCTCAAAGTTTTCAGCCGAAAGAAACATGTGAACAAGCGTCACGCGGGCCGTGTCTAGCGTGAGAACCTTCACACCCGTCGGCGTAAAGTAAACATTCACATCATTGATGATGTCCTTTAAAACCTCAAAGATTCCTTTAATAGCGGATGCCTGAATGGTCTTCAGGTGCATTAGGTCTCACTTGGCCGAACTCTTTAGTTGGTAAGCTTCTTTCGGATCTTTATTAATTTTGTCTTTCAGTTCAGCCGTGAGCATGGGCTGCATGGATGTCCCGTATGCATCCAGGCTGAACATGTCAGGCCCGCCGTCGCCGCCATCGAGGGACGCGGAAAAAACCCCAGACCCGTCCCACATCTCAATCTCCGACGGGACCATAGACTCCAACCAATTCGTAACCTCTGCACCGACGAGAACCTGGCCATCCCCCGTTATGAGGGTGGGCACGCGCGTCACCTTCTCGGTCTTTGGTCTCCCCTGAGTGGTCACGTTGTGGTATCGGAGCATCTGACCGAGACTCGGGTTCTGTTTTATAAAATTCAAAACATCAAGAGAATAATTACACTTGTCGCTGAAGACCAAGAGGGCCATTCTAATACCCGCTTTTCTTTTGTTCATTTTTTTTAAACGCATCCAGTAAATGAAGATGGACATTGTGATTCTGGGGGCGGTGGCTGCGATCCTCGGCGTCTTGTTCATGAACAATAATTCCGTGACGAATTACGAAGAGCCATCGGCGCCACCTGTACCGCCCAATGTCATTCAGGTTATCATCGAGGCTCTGCAGAAGAAGGAGCCCTGGCTGCAGCCCGTCGAAACCATATATATCACGCCAAAGGCTGGTGCACAGAGTGGCATAACCTATGACGCTCGCATATTGTTCCTGGACACCCGTGGATTCTTCGGCGTCCAGTACGACGTGACCGCCGGAGTGTCACCGGCGGGTGGCGTGCAGATTATCTCAAAGACGAGCTCGAGCTCGCCGGATCGCGGCGGCCCCTTCCAGTCATACGCCCCTGACAAGTACCAGACATATGATGATATAAATAAGTCTCTGAATGAACAGCT